ATTTTGAAGAGGAGCCACAGAATACAGCACCGCCGAAAGAAATTGACGGAAAGCCGGTTTATAATTTCGTGGATGAAAGAAAATACATAAAGCCGGGCAGATGGTGGCATGATGTAGTATTCTTCTGGGATGATCTGGAGCTGAACGACTTATTCATTCGGTTTATGGATGAAGAAGAGCCGGGAAACGATAACTACAAAGACGGCTGCCGGATCATCTTTGATATTGTCGATACTGCCAGATATGAAATTGTAGACGCAAAATATACGGATGAAGAATTGGCACAAATGACATACAAACAATTGAAGAAGATACCAGAAAGAGACTTCGGGGGAAAACAGGACAACACCGATAAATTAAAGCGGAAGTTTAGAAAATACTTGTATAAAGGCGAGAAACAGACGTTATATGATTTTCTCGGAGTTGGTCAAGAATGAGCGGAAAATTTACTTGCAATAGTTCCGTTATGTTAGATAGCAACTTGAGCAGATCGGCTAAATGGCTGTATGTGGTGCTGTCGTTCCTATATAGTCAATATGGCTTTAAAACAGGCTATTTTTACCGTACAAATGAACAGTTGTTAGAAGATGCCGGAATCAGCCAGATGACACTTAAAACGGCGAAGAAAGAACTTGTTGACGCTGGATATATAAAAGTATGGCATCACAACACAAATGAAAATACGAAAAATATTAGGGTGTGTTTTTATTCAATTTTGGAATAGAAAGGGGTGTGAAAGCCCCCTTTTTTAGTGCATAAAAATATATCAGTTGCTTATATGCATTCAAAATCAGTTGCTTATACGATCAAACATACCACAAAGCCTTATTTTACAAGGGATACAGTACTTTTCTAAAACTCTAAAATATAGGGATTTTCTATCTTTTTTTCTTTAAAATTTCGATTTTATATAAGTTGCTTATATGTTTTTGCCCATTTGAATGGTATAAAAATTATACTTCGGTTAGGTATAAAAATTATACCACCTAAAAGATTATTGAGAAAGTATTTCAAGAAGAAAAAGAAATATTAAAGAAAAAGGGAACTCACTGACTGACCTGTTTTAGGAGATGATTTCGGGGATCCGGATCACATCCAATCCCAGATTGCTAAACCTTGATTTATTTTATTTTTCTATTGACAAATCGCCAGATAAAGCGTATTGTTTAATTATAAAATTTAATCCGAGTTGCATAGACATCCGCGGAGCCGTGCGAGTGGTCACTGTCGAGGGCAATAGGACGAACGAGCAAGGACGGCAAACAACGAGGTTACACGCTCACAGATTAGATCTTTTAATGGGTCTTTTCTGTGGGCGTTTTTATTTTGCAGAATGGAGGTGCAGGACGTGGAGAGAGTACAGGAAGCAGAACAGACAATCGAAGTGTTTGAGAGTGACATAGAATTATATTTAAAAATATTCTGCGAAGAACAGCACATTGCTGATATAAAAACAGAAAGTCAAAGCGTCTGGAATGCTGCACTGATGTATGTAAAGCGGCATGTGTTTGCTGATCCTAGTGTTCTTAAGCTGTCCAAGCCTTTAGAGGGATATAATAATAATAATTATAATAACCAGTACAGTAATCTTAATAACTGTAATTGTAATGCCTATAACATAGAGTTGGTAAATAGTGTATGTGATTATTATATCTATATATGCAATTTGTATAATAAGGGCGTAACTATATCTGGGTTTAGTAAATTAACAGGAATAGGAGAATCAACAATACAGGAATGGGGAAATGATACTAGAAAACTTAGTACATCGAGTACAGACATTTACAAAAAATTATCAAGAGAATATGAGAACAGCGCGGAGTCTAAGCTGTGGGGGAACAAGAACCCGGTCGCAGTAATGGCGATACTCAATAAGCGTTTCGGCTGGAATCTTCCGGGAGTGAGCAAAGAACAGACCAGCAAACGGGCACTAACCGCTGCAGAGCTTCCGAAATTGGGAGAGATTAAGCGGATAGAGAGTGAAAATGATTGATGTATTTTAACATCCGCAGAAAATCCATTCGGTACGGATAAAATAAATCAATTTCATTGATGTAAACATCTATATGTATATTACAAATTGTTATTTGTCGTATAGATGATAGGTTAAATGTTAGTAGCGCACATGCCGGGGGGTCTGTACGAAAAGCAACACCTACGCCTACTTAGTAAGAAAAATTTGGAAATAACTATAAATGAGCAAATCCAAAATATTGCACAAAATAAAGACACCCTCTGATGAATGATGTATAATTGAAGTATCAACAAACAACATACTCACTCAAACAAGGGGGTGTCCATTGCAAACAGTATACATCATTCCAACCATATTTACAATTACTTTAAGACATTAAATCTCGGATTATTTTTATCCGATGTGTATCTGAACCATTTGATGACCATTATCCTTTCCGTTTTTCTCCGGGGATACCGCGGGAAAACTGTGGATTTCCAAGAAGTAAGCCATTGTCACAGGACTACCACGGCTTATTTTCTGAATCATGGCAAATGGGATGACATTGCTTTACAGGATACCCTCAAAAGGAGTATCCTCCATATTATTTACAGGGAAGCTCAGCGTTCCGGACAGCCTGTTTACTGTATTGTGGATGATACCATTGCTTCACATACCCGGCCTTCGTCACAGGCTCTACATCCAATCGAAGCAGCGTATTTTCACCAATCACATTTAAAAGGCCGTCAGGATTACGGGCATCAGGTTGTTTCTGTCATGCTTTCCTGCAATGGGATTACCCTGAATTATGCAGTCATACTATACGATAAATCAAAATCCAAGATTCAGATCGTAAAAGAGATTGCAGAAGAACTTCCCATTGCACCGGTAGTTTCCTATTTTCTTTGTGACAGCTGGTATACTTCTTCAAAGGTAATGGACAGCTTTATACGGAAAGGTTTTTATACCATAGGTGCGTTAAAGACCAACCGTATTCTCTATCCATGGGGAATCCGTCAGAAAGCCAGTTTGTTTGCCCTTCATTTGCGGAAAACAGATCCGGGAGTCAGCCTCGTGACCGTTGGCGGCCGTCAATTCTATGTGTACCGCTATGAAGGGGAGCTAAATGGCATTCCCAATGCAGCTGTTATCATCAGCTATCCGAAGGATGCGTTTGGGAATCCCAAAGCACTGCGGTTGTTTCTCTCTGCGGATGTCAGTCTGTCAACTCTGGAGATACTGGAGACTTATATCAAACGGTGGCCGATCGAAATATTTTTCCGTCAAAGCAAAAGTAAACTGGCACTGGATAAATATCAGCTCCGCTCCCGTCAGGGAATCCAAAGATATTGGTTGATTATGTCGCTGGTTCATTTTCTGTGTTGCATGCATTCTGGAAGCTATTGTGCTTTTGAAGAAGGTTATGCTTTTTTACAGAAACAGCTAAAGCAGGAACAACTCACAAATCTGTACCGGTTTATCAAAAGTGGTGCTTCAATGGAAGCTGTTATGGAGTTAGCAGGATAACTTTGTGCAAAATTTGATATTTGCTCATTTATAGGTTTTAACAAAGGATAATGTCAATGGTACTCAGAGTACCATTGGAAATATTCCGCCAAGAGGAATTACGCTTTTAACTGAAACAGGTTATCTGATGATAGTAAAAACCTTTACAGATGATTTATCATGGTCTGTACAACGTCAGCTTGTGAATAACTACTTCGAAAAACGAGTTGTGCAGAATGTGGTTGATGAAGTGCCTAAAATTGACAAAGACAAGGAACAGTTAATCGATCGTCTGATGATTGATACGAGCGACCGCCCAAAAGTTCCGCTTATTGAAAACTGGTATGAGCGGAATATTGGAAGAATTGAACGAATTTGTAAGATTATGAAGATACCAAAGAAAACACTGTATCATATTTTGTTGAAGCGACTTGGAGAGAGGTATGATCTGGAAGCTGCGAAAGGGATTTACATGGAAACGGTCGGTATTGAACCGAAATATGCAATGGAAATCGTCAGTTTCTTCCCGGAACTTGGAGAGATGGCAGATGGATTGTTGGATCGCATGGAAAAGAATATCTATCATTAAAAAATAAATATCAATTCTTAATCACATAAATTTGTGATTACATATATTGTTTTCTCAAAATTTTGTGAAATATAATTGACTTTTTTAAAAGGAGTGATACTATATTATATAAGAGAAAAATAAGGAGTGAAAATCAATGTTAGTATACAAGATAGACGTAATAAAAGCACTTGCAGAGGTTGGAATAAACACAACAAAGGCAAGAAATACTGGTATTTTCGGGCAAGAAACAATGAAAAAGTTTAAGAATGGAGATACTAAAATATCATTGGACAATCTGAATCGTCTTTGTGCGGTTCTGGAAATGCAACCAAGGGACATACTTAAATATGTGGAAACAGATGAAGATAGAGAAAAGTATATCTCAAAAATTAGTGAATAATCATTGACAATCACAAAAAAGCGCTTGAATCTTTATTTGAAAAGCATAAAAAAGAAGCGACCGCACAGTCTGAGGTCCGTATCAAATCCGAGACCTTAAGAGCCAGAAGGCAGGTAAATCAAGCTGCGGCAAAAGCCGAAACCGAACTGAAACGTGCTCTTGGCAAAACACAAAATGAATTAAAAGTCAGGCTGTTTGATGAAGTAAAGGAGCTTCTTTCTGACTTTACAAAAACAGACGAATATCTGGACTATCTCTGCAGCAAAATCCGCGAAGCCGCACGCTTTGCAGATGGCGAGGAGATGACCATTTATATTTCTCCTTCTGATAAGGAGAAACAGACAGAACTGGAAAAACGTACCGGCATGACGATCACCATC